ACGAATCGAACGAATCGAACGAATCGAACGAATCGAACATCAAATACATTACAACAGCTAATTATGATTCAGAGCTTCATTTTGCAGTACAAAATAATCCGAAACTTGTGAAGAAAGGTACCAATGCACCGATATTTGAGAAATCGAACACGGTTTCGATTGTAGATGTAAATTCTATCATCAATCACGACGGTTTCATTGAAACTACGGTTGCATTTTCAAATTCAACTACAGGATTATGTAAATATTGCATAAAAATTTATATAAATGATGAGATTGAAGAAATTAGTGAAATTATGACGAAAAAAGTTGGAAAAAATTTCGTGACAGCTTCGATAACTTCAATATCGAAAATAGTAGATATGATACCCTCTAAGAATTTAAAAAAGAATTCTGTTAGAATCGATGTCAATTTTTATTTCGGAAATTTTAAAGAACAACTTTCGATTGCATCTTCAGAATTTATTATAAAAAAAAATGAAACATGGTTTGATTTAATGGATGTTGAGCTTAGTCCAAGTATTGTAATGAGTCGACCAATTCTAAATAATACATATGCATCTGAACATACATATGAACCAGATGATATCATATTACCCGAGTCAGTAGGAGACACCATAGATAACGGAATAGCTGGGATGTCCACTGTAACCTCGTTGGAAACTATAACAGACTCAGATATTAAATATATTAAATATGTTGCTCATGATATGACAAATAATCTTGCAAGATTCGTCTGTGCAAATAAGAAAATGATAAAAGTTGACTTCAGTTCAAACACTGTCACAACGGAATTAACTGGAGTTCAAAATGTGACACAGGACTCCTCAAATAATTTATATGTGACGACGATTGACGGTTTTAAAATCTTGAACTCAACGGGGGTCCAGCAAAGTATAACAACTGGAATATATGATATAATTGCAACTGAGGTCTGCGAAGCAAAAAATTTGGTTGGATTAATAACGTCCTCTAAAATGTTTATTTATGATATCGAAGACATCGCTTCTCCGGAGTTATTGGCTGAATATTCGATGGATTCTATGATAGATTTATATAAATTTTGTTTTGACGAAACGAATGATATGATATATATTATTTCAAAAAAAGATTCCAAAGTCCATAAATTTGAATTTACATCCGAGATTGACTTCGTCGAAAGCTACGACACTTTAAATCCGTCTCACATTCTCTGCGACGCAACACGGAATTTATTGCTTATTTCAGGAGGGCATAATTTAAGTATATTTGATTCTTCAAAAGACACATTCACTATGATCCATTCAATCGAATTCTATGGACATTTGAAGGATTTAAAATTCATAAACAACGACACTTTGTTAATCTTAGATACAACTGCGTTTTATACATTGAAGTTATATACGATTTCAGGCGAATTTGATTTTATTTCGTTTCCAACAGAGATTATTCTAGAAGGATCTCCACACGACCGGATTATGTATGATTCGATTTCTTCAAAAATACGCATGGTTTCTTCAACGAACCACATGATCACATCGTTTGATGCATCAACAATACTCTCATCAACAGGAAACGTTCAAGATACTTCGAATTTGTCTTTGGATTTTTTAAATCAAAAATATAAAATAACAAAAATTAATCGGGATGTTATAGGGATGCATGTAGTTGAACTCGATAAGAAATTTCCCGGATTTTCAAACATAAATATAAATATAAACAAAAGTTCGGAAGTGACGATTCTAAATCTATTGAATTTGGATCTTCAATTGAATTATAAAATCAATTTAAATCTAGATATTTTGAAAGTATAGGAACTTAAAAAGTATGTTGTTAGCGATGTTTTTCGCTAGATCACCAATTTGGTATTCGGGGCAAAATCTCGGTTGAAATTTGTCGCAACATAAAACATCCAACTCATATCCGTCACCTTGGACACAACATCCCACGCAAAAGTAAACATCTCAATCATATCCAAACATCCCACGCATATCCGTCACCTTGGACACATCCCAATTATCGAGCGAATGGTTGAAATTTGTTGCACCCCAAAACATCTCACCCATATCCGTCACCTTGGACACATCCCACTTATTGAGCGGCTGGTTGAAATTTGTCGCATGATCAAACATCTGACTCATATCCGTCACCTTGGACACATCCCAATTATTGAGCGACTGGTTGAAATTTGTCGCACTAGCAAACATCCGATTCATGTCCGTCACATTGGACACATCCCAATCACTTATATCACCGTATTTTGCTACGATTCTAGATTTATGCGTACCACCGGCCAAATATCCTCTAACGGCAACGCGTATCGACTCGTTGTCCAAATCGAGCAAAGGTTCTTCCATATCAATATTAGTGAGTGGATCTTTCCAGTTCATTAATCGCATCAATCCGTCTTCGTGCGCGCAATTACCCGAAGGTAACTTTCGTAATTTGTCGAGCGGAAGGTCATTCAAAGGTTCGAGTGATATGGGATCTTCATCATTACGACACTCCGATAGGTTCGTCGGTTTTGGCAAAGAATTAACGTGGGCGCGGCTCTTACCACCCTTCTTATTTTTCGACATACGTATTTGTTTGGACTTCTTAGAAACTTAATTATTCATTCTTAGTTCTTTACTTAATTTTTTTTCCATTTCTTGCCACATGATAAGCATGTAATAAAAACACTCATTGCCTCATCGGCAGACCGCGTTTGCATTTCATAATATACTGTTTTGTTTTGATTGCATTTGGAACATGTGTAAATTGTCGTAGCAGAACTCATGTCGATATTGGCAATACTTTGATCACGAGCGATTTTTTCGTTAATTATATTTTCCCAACGTGATGGAAATAACAATTTATTTTCATAAAATGCAATTTCATGTGGTTGAATGTCTTTGTTTTTTATTTTCTTGATGAGTTCTATATTTTTCAGATATGAATTTGGATCTAAGTTTGTGTATATCTTCCTCAATTTGTTCAAATATATAATTTTGAAAGTTTCATTTTCCCACGTACAAATAACACCTCTCGACTTTGCGATTTGTAAACTTGCGTTGAAAATACCTTTCTCAAGATTTCGTGTTATGAATGAATCCTGAATAAGAGCATCTAAAAGTTGTGTTGCATTTCTACGAATTTTTAAAGAATCGGCCATGGTTTTTAAAGTATATATATAAATAAGTTTTAATTTCATCATTTTTTTATATTTTCGACGGAAAAATTAATAATCGATATTAATACAACCCGACGGCGCCACGACGCGCACACGTTTTTACCAGAGAGTCAGAGTCAGAGTCAGAGTCAGAGTCAGAGTCAGAGTCAGAGTCAGAGTCAGAGTCAGAGTCAGAGTCAGGGTCTACCAATCATACCAAGTCGCATTCGATTCACTCATGCCCGAACCATCAAACATCCTATCCAGGCTCGGGCTCTGGCTCTGGTTCAGGCTCAGGCTCTGGCTCTGGTTCAGGCTCTGGTTCTGGCTCTTGCTCAGATACTAATTTTAAAGATTTTATATTAATCTGACTACCATAACTCTCAGAAATTACAATTCTGTAAAATTCGTACTCAGTGGAACCAAGACTCATGTGCCGTGTTAAGTTCTGATTTATAGATGAAATTGTTATCTCGTCCAATTTGATAGCACTACCATCATCGAAATTGGTATTAGTTCCATATAAATTCATTTCTTTCGGTGCTTTGTTTGGAAAATCTACATTCAATTCAAATTCAATATGTCCACCGCTTAAATTAACAGACTCCAATAAACCAGATCCTTGGAAATGATTGATCTGTATCCAAGCTCCATTATCGACACCACCCCCTTCAAAATTCGTGGTGTGACTTCCAATGTACGAACCATTAAGATATTCTGTGGATATCCAGTCTGCGTCACTGTTTTCGGGGTTATTGCGTAATCTCGTGAAAGTATCCCTGCCCGAATATTCAGAAGAATCTAAAAACGAAAAGTAAAACACGTTACATAGCTCAATATGCGATAAACTGTCACTTCGGTTGAAGCAAATTCTATAATATTCATGTGATGTTGGTAGTCCGTTTTCGTTTAACATTGATACAATTAAATTTTCAGAATTAGGTGAGTACTCAGTCTGATACGATTCTTCTGAATTTATTACAACCGCCTCTGTATTTGAGTTATTCATCGTGTTTGTATTGCCACCGGTTAATCCAAGAAGATATAAATTCAATGATGGTCCAGTACCAGATCCAAGTATCCATCCGTTTGTAGGTAATTGTAAAGACATTCCAACACCAAAATCATCAACATTTAAAGGATTTTCTAGGAGTTGGTCTTCAGTATATTTATTAGTTTGGAACCATTCTCCATTTATACTGCCACCATTATAATAGCTTGTTTTTACTCCATTATAATTTCCAGAATTGTCGTATGTCGTCGAAGATTTCCATTTTGTTGACATATCGTTTCCATTCAAATTCATGACTATATCGGTGGTATTTTGTTCCGAACTAGCCGTATAAATACTATCTACAATAGATTGTTCAGGTTCAGGCTCTGGTTCAGGCTCTGGTTCAGGTTCAGGCTCTGGTTCAGGCTCTGGTTCAGGCTCCGGTTCTGGCTCGGGCTCGGGCTCAGGTTCCGGTTCCGGTTCCGGTTCCGGTTCCGGTTCAGGTTCTGGCTCCGGTTCCGGTTCCGGTTCAGGTTCTGGCTCCGGTTCTGGTTCTGGTTCTGGTTCTGGTTCTGGTTCTGGTTCTGGTTCTGGTTCTGGTTCTGGTTGTAAATAAGAGCATTGATCACTAAATGTAAATAATTGGAAACCACCTAAATATCCATTGTCATGTGTAAGAAGTGATACAGTACCAAAATCTGCCGTTACAGAAACAGATACATCTCCGTAATAGAAATCATATGTGCCATCATTGTCCGTTCCAGAAACGAATTTCGATGACTTTTTTGATGCGTCCCCGAAATACGTAATTCCAGGTATATTTGAATTTAGAATCGCTATTGGAAATTCTAATGGGATTCCAGTAATAAGATAACTCCCTAAGGTTAAACCATACTTTATATCAAAATTATAAATTGTCGCAGAATTTAAAACCATTCTATAAAAATTTGATTCAACCATATTAAATACTGTTGGGTTTGTTAAACATTCCGTTAATTGTTCTGGTTCGGGCTCTGGTTCTGGTTCGGGCTCTGGTTCTGGTTCAGGTTCTGGTTCAGGTTCTGGTTCAGGTTCGGGCTCTGGCTCAGGTTCTGGCTCAGGTTCTGGTTCAGGTTCTGGCTCAGGTTCTGGTTCAGGTTCAGGTTCAGGTTCTGGTTCTGGTTCTGGTTCGATATTAGAATCTAAGAAATATATCGTATCCACAATGACACTGTTCCCGGTTGCGATACTTAGAGAATAATTTGGAGAAAGTATAACTAAACGATAATAATCGAAACGAGATGGAAATGACCCGGAACCAGTCATGTCAATATCAGCAATATTATTCGAAAAACTTAATAAACCAGACGATATATTCTCAACAACTGCATTTGTGGAAGCAAACACGTTCGTGTTTGACCCAAGCAAGACATACGTCCCGGGCTGTCGCGATGCAACGTTATTTGAAACGATTTTCATAACATCGCCTATATTTTCAGAACCATAAATGTCGTCATTTAAATGAAATGTATTCCATTGTATCCAAGCGCCCGCAAAAACTATACCTTGTTTATTGAACGAATTTTCAGATCCCAAGTATGTTCCACCAAAGAAATTTGAATCTTGCCATTTCAGGTTTTCACTTGAATTCGTAATTCGTGATAAGGTATCTTCAGACGAATATGAACTCGATTGAATTATGTTTAATGCATTGTCATTTTGACGATAAGAAATGTTATTGATACTTACATTGTTATATGTTGTGTTTTTTATAGTATCACTATTCAATGTATGGAATATAAGACGATAATGCGTGAAATTCGATTTGACTGAATCTACACGCATATCGATCAAGGTTTTGAAAGATGATATAAACGTCAATTCTCCGGAAAATATAATTATAGAGGAATTGCCATATTGACCAATATCATCGTTATTCGACCCGACTAATGTAACATCTAGGGGTGAATTCTGTGAAATGTAATTATTTTCGACTAAATAAGTTGTTGATGATGAATACAAACACATAAAATTACCAATTTCATCTTTATCATGTTCTGAAGAATTCTGGTAGTCATTTGATTGAATCCATTCGCCTCTCAATTCAGTTACACCAGCAAACGAAATTGACGTCAAACTCAACAAAGGAACGCCTATAATATCGTATGTATACGATGATCTCCAATCGTTTTCAGAGTTTATTATATTTTCAGTGTCATACGTTAATTGAGTTGAACTTGTAGAATATAGAATAAACTCCGGTTCCGGTTCAGGCTCAGGTTCAGGCTCAGGTTCAGGCTCAGGTTCAGGCTCAGGTTCAGGCTCTGGTTCAGGCTCTGGTTCAGGCTCTGGTTCAGGCTCCGGTTCAGGTTCAGGCTCTGGTTCAGGCTCCGGTTCAGGCTCTGGTTCGGGTTCCCAAAAATTAGATTCTGGTTCAGGCTCGGGCTCGGGTTCGATGTCTAAGTTAAGATATGATTTGAGTCTTAAAATCTCTGACGACTTCTCTACATTTCGAACGTTTTCAGCACGTTCACTTGGTGATAAACTTTGATACATCTGTTTTATTCGACGAAGTAAAACAGATTCCATACCATTGGTTACTTGTAACCTTTATTTTAAAATGCGTTTTAAAACGCAATGTTTTTAAATGTTTTTAAATATACAAAAAGCATGTCATTTTACGAAACAGAACTTCGGAAACTCGGTCTTACCGGAACGCAAATTGAAAATGTTTTATCGCAATTAAGTGTTCGTGACATTGAAAAATTCATTGCAAAATTCAAAAGTCAACATCAAACGAAACATGAAATAACAACACCTGACGACGAGGATGCGATTTCGTTGAAATATTTTGGGGAACCCAAAAATATACGATATCACGAAATTATTGACCTTGAAAAAAAATTTAGGAGACTTGCATTAAAACTACATCCCGATAGATGTGGTGGAGACGTTAAACCGTTTCATGCACTCAAAAAATCATTCGAACACGAAAAGGCAAAAATTCCAGATTTTATTGAAGACAAACGGAAAAGAAAATACAAACTAAATTTTGAAAATGTCGCACCACCAACGGATGCATTGTTCGATAATCGATTCGACAATAATTTATTTAATAAACATTTCGAAAAAAATTCTTTTAAAGAAGATAAAATCGGTCATGCTGATTGGTTAAAAAATCAAAAGGACGTCGATCAGGGTCCTAGACCTTCAGAAACTAATTTTAACTCGGCGTTCGAAAATCACAAGAAAGAGTCGATTAAATACATGACACCGAAACAGTTACAAATTGTAAAAACAACACAGCTTCCACAAGAATTAGTACATCAAAAAGGGACTCTGATTGGAGGAGATGAATCCGATGAAGATGAAATCGATTTCACGGGAGTTTGCGAGGGGTCCAAACTTCAGTTTTCAGACATTCGGAAGGCACTTGAAATTACACATTTGATCGATGCAAGCGATGTCAAAGATTTCAACGTTAAAAATAAATTTACTGAGAGACAGCTAAATCAGGGAAGGGTCGAACGGATGACCAAAAGAGACATTGAGTTATATGAAGATCAAAAACAAAATATCCGCGACAAAGAAGAAAATCGCAAGTATCGTGCTATGATTCATGATGAGAATGTTGATACGTTTTTTCGGGCAACCCAATCCAATCGGTTAACATATGATTAGTTCTAGTCAAATTGCTATATTTGGTCAAGAGATCGCATGTTCAGTTCGATAAAAATAATATATGAATTATATGAAACTATATTTTAAAAACATCATAAGAGTTTTAGTGTCTTTATTTATCTTTTTGTTCATGTTTTCAAATTTCGAAGCTCCACATGAATTTCAACACAAATCAATGTCTTATGGAAATGGAGAACCATTTTTTCAAAAATATGAAAATTTTTTGAGTCCAATTGAATGTCAGTATTTGTCGAAAAAAACGAAATATCATCCAAAAAACGTAAAAGGTGCCGGTTTGGGTTCCGGTTTTCAAAATTTACACGGTTTCACAACAATTTTTAAGAACAAGTTGAAAGCGAAGGAGATGTTTACGAGGAATTTAAATTTACCTACTATATGGGATATTTTTGAACGTGTAATTCTTCCGGATTCGAATGCATTCGTTATAAACACGTTAATTATCAAGAAATCAAGCAAATCGAATGCAGCTGTGTATCCACATTACGACGATACACTAGGGGTCACTACTGGCATATTTAAAAGAGATACGCTAGCGAGATACATAAATATATTATATATAAAATTGCCGCACGATATGAAAAATGGAAATTTTGTAGCGTGGAAAAAAGGAATTTCAACTACACACGAAATCGCAAGACCCATTGGATTAGTTGAATTTTTACCAGTTCAAAAACCGGTTGTTTACGAAAACCCAAAAGTAGGAACGTTACTTAAAATTAGAGGTGATATGTATCATAAAGTTGAACCATTCATGACAAACACGGATGACGACAGAATCAGTATTGTAATTGAAGAATATATTTGTACCGACTCAGAACTAGCTCAAATCATCGACTATGAGATAAATTAAGTTGTCGCATCGGTGCCACGCTCGGCAAGCGGGTCCGTCTCCCCGAATTTCTCCTCTTCGGCGCCGGCGCTTACTGGTGTTTTGATTTTGATTGAATATTTGGTATTATCAAAGTTATTATAATGTCCCCTATACATCGAAACCATTATGAGTTCAGTTTTTATAGTTTCTAAAGTATTTTTCAAGACTTTGTCTTGGTACTTATTGATACCTAATTCAGCATTGGTTAAATTTATTATATCGTGTTTTTTAATTTCTGCGCCTAAACTGCTTTTCTTATTCTTTACTTTCATTTTTAACAACGAACCAGTAATATAATCGTTGAAAATGTATGTTTTCGATTCTGCGTCAAGTTTCTTCAATTTGTCGACGGGTTTCTTATTTGGATCATTAATTGTCTTATTAATTTGGATTTTCATCTGTTCATAGTCTCGAATTGTACTTGAAAAATCAGTTAAGTTTGTGCAGTCTTTGTTTGCGATAATAATATCACGTTTATCATAATTTAAAGAAAAAAACAATGCATCTGCCAATAACTTTTTAAACTCTACTATATTCATCCAAAATGTATCACCTATGAGCATTTTTTTATACATTTGGAAAGTATTACCAAGTTCATAAATTGTCGAATCTTTTACTCTGGGTATGGTGTTCTTTTCATTCAAGACAATTTGACCGATTTGGTATAAAATAGGTTCTTGAAACCTACTGTATTTTGGAAAGAACTCAAAGAAACCATCATTAAATTCGATGTAGCCTTCTACTTCATAATTATTTTTGATGCTCTGATTCAAAATAGTGTCTAAAGCTATAAAAATTGTTTCGTCATCAATATTTGGGTTGTAATAGTTTATATATTCTTTGATTTCAGTAATCGAATATTTATTTGAATCACCATACATATTTTTTAACATCTCGATTGTCAAAATGAGTTCCCATTTTTGATGTAGATGTGGATTGTATGTCATTTCATCAATATGTTCTTTTAAATCACACGTGTTTAGACATTTTTCTGCATATTTTTTATTTTCATGACCAAAATGTATTGACTTATCAAGTGTTAATACGTTCCCTTCTGAATCGTTGATATTTGATCCATATGCTTTTTGGTAGTCTTCGAAAGTAAACGTGTTGATGTTTTTAAAGACATCGCATGACACACTTGATTCTTGCATAATTTTTTTTACTTGATTCCCTATTTTCATTTTAGATAAAGCGAGTTTATACACGTTTATATCATATGTATCCTGGCGTTCGTTAGATTCATCATATTCGTTGGCATGGAAAAATATATGCGTGTTTCTTTTGCATTTTTCCAATATGCTGTGTGAATTTATTCGAACAGCACGCCCAATAACTTGCTCGATCTGAGACATGTTCCAATATGGCTCTAATATGTGAACTTGTCGAATAAATTTCAAATCTATTCCGGTTGACCCGGCTTCTGAAATCAGGACTACTTTTATAATATTTCCGTCTTTATTTTTTTCACTTTTCAATACATCAAGAGTTTCCGGATTTGCTTTTAACATTTCGTTGGACGTGATTACACAATATTTGAGATCCGGCTTATTTTCCAATTTCGGATTTTTAAGAAGAGGTGTCATTCCATAATTTGTGAATCCTATATTCTCAAGAGCTAATGCCATTGGGATAAGACCATGATCCAAAAACTGACTATAAACCAAACAGATCCCTTCACAATTTCGAATATGATTTATAATAGTGTGTATTTTTGGTGCATATTGATCAAGATTATTGAGAACTTCACCTATTGCAGTGTACTTTCTTAAATTTTTTCTTGTTTCAATCTTAAAATAAGAGGTTGTATCTTTGTACCAAAATACATTACTTCTTTCTAGATTTGCAATCGTCATCTTGGCATCAGCATTCTCGATATGTTTGTTTATTAAAATTCCCGTATACTTCTTATTAAGTTTTGAAAGTGACAGTTTTATTGAATCCGTATCGAATTTGGTGAATTCGTTACCATTATGACCAATCGTTGTATTGGGAATTTTTGCAGTCGTATCATATAATTTTAATGGAAACATTTGAGGGTTTGAAGAACGAACAAATGATACTTTGCCACGAATCGCTCTTTTAAATTTAGTTATTGCTGCATCATTACGGAAATTGTAATTATCAGCAGTGTCCGTCTCAAATATTGCATCTGTCAATTCTTCTACTGTATCTTCATTGACACGAATTAGCATGTTTATGAGCCAAATGATTTCAGACGGGTTATCGAATATCGGAGTTGCTGTCAAAAAAATTAAACGAACATTCTGACATTGTTTTGTTATTTTTTCGATTGCGAGGACAATAGATTTTGATGTTGATTGATTTGATCGAAGTTTGTGTGCTTCATCTACGATTATAACCGAATCCGAGTATATTTTTTTAAAACTCCTCCCTTTTTCGTCATCTATTACCTTATCTCCAAACTTTTGATATGTTTGAAATTCGTAATATTTGAAAATTTCATGTTGGATATTTGCATTATTTATTTTTTTTCCATCTTGCACGACTATATCTTCGAAAACACTTCCAGCGCATTTAAATGTCGAATCTTTGTTGTAAATGTTCTTTATAAATTCTTTCTTGATTGCATCTGCTGAAATTATGAAAATCTTTTTTCCAAGATTTTGTTGCTCTTCGCGAAAGTTTTCGGCAATTGTTATAGCACTACAAGTCTTTCCTGAACCAGTCTCGTGAAACAACAAAACTCCCTTATAAGGGGTTTGTGGGGAAATATAATTTTGAATCCACTTCTGATGCTCTTTGAGCCGTGTTTTCATTTTTGAGGATTTTTTTTTATTGTTTGAAAGCTTAAATTCTTTTTTCATGCAAATTGAATTATCGAAATTATCTGATGAAATTCGCACGTATGTTCGTGTGTGTTTTTTTTCCATTTATATATACAATTATAATATATAAAATAAAAATGTCAATCGTAAACGTGTTCGCAAACGTGTTTACTATTTTGATTCTGATTGTGTTCACGTTCATATTTATGTTGCATGTATGTGACATAATAGATGTTTACGAAATAACCAAGGTCATCAAAAACCACAAAAAATATAAACTTGTCGAAATTAAGAAAAAAAATATCGAAGATATCGAAGATATCGAAAATCTCGAAAGAACTTTCGATGCCGAAATTGAAGATGAGATTCATGAGGTTAATGAGGGTGCAGATGATACAAATAGAGAGTTGGATAAATATGTAAGTGAAAATTTTAGCACTTCAGCTACTTTGTTAAACGATATAAACTGATCTACAAGGATAAAATTACAAAATTATAACCAAAAATAACGCGATTGTTGTAATAAACTGTGTCCCATTATCAATGAGAGTTTTTCTCGTTCCGCCAGAGTTTTTTCGTTCAATTTTAAATCTGGTCGACTAAGGTACAGATGTCTGAAATACGTCAATGATATGTTGTTATTTTTGAATAGTTTCTTCAATTTTGTGTTGAAATATTTGTTGAAATTATTATTTCCGTTCGTAGATTCACAAAAAGGTTTATTTTGAGAGTCGATAAAAAGATACTCGCGTGGGTTTTTTTTCAACGATATTTCGATTTGATCCATTATTTTTTTCGTTAATTTAATTTGTTTAGGACCGTATTTTTTTGAAGTCTTATAATTCAAAAGGTGAAATGTATCACCAAAAATGTAATTGTCTTCGTACTTACCTTGCTTTTTCAATATCTTCACGTTTGCATAATCAGACCGCAACGGAGGTATTTCAGTATACAACAAAAGCAATAATTTCATCACATCACCATCCTTTAACAAATCCCTAACTTTTGTTACATCTTCAAATGAAATACCTAAATTTTGTCGTTTGGTTGGCTTATTTGCATTGTATTTCGCATCGATTGGTTTTTTGATAATGTCCTGAATACTTTTCCAACGATTATATAGTTCAGCTTGTCGTAATTTTAGTTGAACATTATGTGCGAATAAGCTGACGGCGATTGAAACTACGAGATCAATAAAGTGATTGCCAAGTGATCCACTCAACCTACCACGATTTTCACTAGCGAATTTTTTAAGGTCTTTATAAAAATTTTCAGGATTCAATAGTATATCGAAAAGAGAATTCTTTCCAGAAATTTTTTTTATTCTTTCAAAATTTTTGAAATAAACGGCCTTGGTCTGTTCTTTTAGTGCAGAATCTGATATGAACTTTGTGTAGAATCGGTTGTACTCTTCCAAGAAGCTCTTTCCAATTTTCAGTTGTACGAGACCATTTTGCAAAACGATATTATAAGTTAGAAACGCCATTTTGTCAATTAGATTCACATTATTTAGAGAAGCATAACGCGAAAGCTCGTCAAAAAACTCTCCCGGCATTTTAATGATATCGTTAATAGAACCAATTTTATCAGACTCTGCGTATATATATTTTTTAATTTCCTTGTATATTTTTGACTTGTGTTCAAATCTAACATTCTTGAGATATTTGGAGTCATTCATCCGTATACTACTATGTTTATTATTCTTTATATATTTTTTTTGTATTCATTTTTCTTTTTCATAAATATGGGATGTAACGTGGTTTATCGATATTATATATTTCAACTTTGAAAGGTAAATTATATTGAGGTACCGTAACTGAATCATTATCAAATAACTCATCGCATCCATACTCATCTGTACAGTCCCTCCCGTTAGAATAGACCGGTAACATGATTCTTGTGTGAGAATCCGTTTTTGTAAAGTAATTACATTTTGATGCGCCCTTCCATATTTCGCGCCCATACAGAGGCAAAATTGTATTCTCGTTATTATCAGATCTCTTCTGAGACAAAACACCAATTTGCAGGTACTCTGTCCTGGGACCACGCGATCTAATATGTACACGGACGGGTCCTTCCTCGTTACTATTGGTATCCCGAATGTCGGTCAAAATTGGGTTATCTTCATTTTTTTCATTTGTATGTTCGTTCATGATGTATACAAGGATAAATACAATCAATAGAATTACTATCATGTTTTCTGTAGAGACACAAAACATTATTTTATTATTACTTAAACAAATATAAAAAAGGGTATTCCCCTTATTTTGTTTATTTTGTATTTTTGTGATGGAGAGTGAGGAGGGGGGGATTATGGGTAGAGTCGGCATTGGAAGGGAGGGCGTTGGTAGGTAGTTGGCATGGGTAGTTGGCATGGGAAGGGGAGGGGATGTATGTAGTTGGCATGGATGGTACTCAGTTCCCGTCCTCATCCGTCGTGATAGGTCGCTGGTCCGTACAATCACAACATAGACTCGACAGCATATTCTTGAGGTCCTTAAGATTTGTTTTAGCAGTTACCACGTTGCGAGTAGACTCTACCTGACCAAGATAGTGGAGAATCTCCGGACGTTTCATACACGAAATAGTATCGATATTAATATGACCGACAGCATCATGAGATGTAGAATTCTTATTCGCGTAATAATTCCGCCAACGTTCGGTATTTTTTGCTGTCTCGGCAATAGCCCTTTCATTGTAAGTCTTCCTAATATCATCATTTTCCTTCCACAATTTAGCTCCCTCCGATCCAAGTTTGCGGCAAACTTCGAAAGTCTGCTTAACATCATCAGTCTTCTTGGAAGCAATATATTCACTCCTATAAACTTGCCACCCCGATAGTTTCGATAGTTTCACAGTTTGAATCTTATTGGATAATAGAAGATATTTCGACATATTCTCTGTTAGAAATTCAACCGGACAACGACGACCAACATTCTTTAAGTCATTCAAAAGTCTAGTAAGGACGAACTCGCGGTCTTTTGTACGAGGGGAGATCGAAGGAGCAGCAGATTCAGAATCGGTAGACGACATAATATTGAGAACGTGGTGTTGTTGATGTATGTTTTTTGTATTCTTATATTTTATAGAGACAAATGACCATCATTTTTTCCAAACACATACGAAAAATAAGGGACACTCACTTTTTATTTAAGTCGATAAAAAAATGGCAGTTTTCTTGTTTTTTCTTTTCTTGTTTCTTGTTTTTTATTGTTTTTATTGTTTTTGTTATTTTATTCTTGGGGGGGGGGTGACATCCTTCCATCATCGTTCTACGAATTATTATTATTATTATTATTATATATTGAAATCAGAGCATCGCGCATGTCTTTCTTTGTCGTGTCCTTATTTATTTTTGCGTGACAGAAAAGCCCGCATAAGTGATGCAGCTTCACAGGAGTCACTTTTTTTGTGTCGTTAATATCATCGACTGTTTTGACAAAGTCTGTGATTGTGGGCGTAACTTGGTTCGAATAATATTCGTGCCACTCCTCTAGGTTTCTGACATTTAGATCTGTGGCAATATCCGTATACTTCTTTATTGTATCTTCATCGACAACGGTCTTCCATTCGGTACCAGCCTCCTTTCGAAGATTACCGAAGAATTCGGCACGAAGTTTACGGCAAATATCGGGAGTCTGCTCAACACCGTCAGTCTTTTTGGAAGCAATATACGCATTCGAATTATAGTTCAGATCCTTTTTACGATTGATATAGTCTTTGCTATATATATGCCAAGCATATCTTCGCTTCAACTTGAAAGACCTAACCTTCTTTAGTTTAACATTTACAGTAGTCTGATATTTTATAAAGTTCTCGTTAATTAGATCGATGGCACTCTGTACACCAGAATCATCAGTAATATCAGCAAGCTCTTTGAGATCTCTAAGAATCAACGAGTTAATAACAAAATCTCTATCTGCGGAGCAACGGGCAGATACGACAATCGGGGCAGGCGTTTTTGTATCAGAAGCAGAAATGGTGGTGGGGTCGGGCTTGGGGTCGGATGACATTGTTGGTGACGTATCGTCTGCTTTGATTTTGTGTATGTCTTTTATTAAAGGCCGATATTCCATCATTTTTTGCAAAATACAACAAAATAATATTCGTTCGAATTGCGTTATTTAAAATATTATATATATATATATTATTATATAATGAGTGCGAAGAGAAGTCAAATTGGGATTATGATTGGAATAATTATATTTCTGGCATTAGTCATGACAATAGTAATTTTAACAGGTTCAACCGATCAGAAGAAGAAGAAGAAGAAGAAGAAGCAGGCAGATGTCGACTTGGGTTCTGAGCTTGAATATGACGTCGACTTGGGTTCTGAGCTTGAATATGACGATGACGGTTCGGAAACCGAGTCTGAATCTGAGCCTGATCCAGATCCTGAACCCGAACCTGTATGTAATCTACAAGAATATGCATCTGCAAATTCATGTGGAGATTTGACAAGTAATAGCGCGAAGGCGAAGTGTTCGCAAAGGTATGTCGTGAACGGGAATGGTGAAAAGATAAATTGCATACTGGATGGAGACAAATGTGTAGATAATGGCAAGTGCTCCGGATCTGGAGCTGGAGCTGGTTCGGGGACAGGCTCGGAAACCATCGGTATGTGTAATCTACAAGAATATACAGATGCAAATTCATGTGGAGATTTGACAAGTAATAGCGCGAAGGCGAAGTGTTCGCAAAGGTATGTCGTGAACGGGAATGGTGAAAAGATAAATTGCATACTGGATGGAGACAAATGTGTAGATAATGGTAAGTGCTTGTAAGTAAAAAATCACATAAAATATATAAAAAATGTGGTTGTCATTTGTATCATCGATAAAGAACGAGATACTTTTGATTTGGGGGTCACATCACCATACCCAAGCGATGCACAGGTTGTACAACTGAAATAGAGTCGAACAAAAAATTTGTCCAAGAATGACTGATGTTTTGTCTTTTCGTGTTCAATTATTTTATCTACATCTTTTTCAATTTCATCAACTTTTTCTTTGACAGTCGTGCCATTCGTGCCATTCGTATTTGAGGTATTTGAGAATTGTTCTATATTTTGTTCAATTTTTTGTTTCAACAACTTATCTTTCAATATATCTTCTATTTTGTTAATTCCTGAAAAATGATTTTCAGGAAGGAAGAAGTAGATGAATGCGAAGAGGAGTATTTGAGTGACCAACAATTTAAATTTAAGTGACCGTATCATTTAATATTACAAATATTATTATATGTCTTGCAAATTGGCATTCATTTTTTTATGTACTTCGCTAATCGCATCTAACTTTTCCTCACAAAATAATTTGTACTTTTGAAGTTCTATTTCAGTGATATCAATATATGTCTTAATCGTGTCATAGTCGTTGTCGAGTGAAACGAGATCTTCGTATTCCTTGATCTGCAAGATTCCCATATGTTCGGTTTTTCCGAGATAGTCAAAACCGGTTTTCATAATTGCTACAAAGTATTCACCTACTTCCGACTTACCATCCGGTAGAATAACATTCATAACATCATCTGTGATTTTAACGTAGAAAAATAGACACGTTTCCGAATCTTCCTTATCCACAAACAAAAATTTACCAGAATCTTCGATTATCGATGAATCAATATCCATCCTTATATAGACATACATATTCATATTTTGTCTTTATATTCTTAAATTCTTACCGTCAACCTCTGCGAAAAAAATATAATGTAAATTATATCAAGATGAATAAAAACATAGTATTTTCAGGTTCTTTTCTGCTAATTATTTGTATCATCCTCATTGTGAACTCAACAGATTCAAACTTTATTGAAAACTTTGGAGTGTGTAAAACATTGGATGATTCAGAAAACACATGTACCAGAATTTCAGCTAGTAAATGTAGTAAAAGCTCTGTTGTTCGTGCTGATAATAGACGCGTCAATTGTACACTTATATCACGTGGTCCTCGGGGTGTTGAAGAATGTGTTGACAAAGGCGAATGTTCGGGAGCTTCTGACTCTGACTCTGACTCTGACTCCGATTGTGGTTTTTATTATGGTGAAAGGATAAATTGCGGTTCGGAAACCGAGTCTGAATCTGAGCCTGATCCAGATCCTGAACCCGAACCTGTATGTAATCTACAAGAATATGCATCTGCAAATTCATGTGGAGATTTGACAAGTAATAGCGCGAAGGCGAAGTGTTCGCAAAGGTATGTCGTGAACGGGAATGGTGAAAAGATAAATTGCATACTGGATGGAGACAAATGTGTAGATAATGGCAAGTGCTCCGGATCTGGAGCTGGTTCGGGATCAGGATCAGGCTCTGACTCTGACTCTGACTCTGACTCTGACTCTGACTCTGACTCTGACTCTGACTCTGACTCTGAATCTGACTCTGACTCGGGGGTAGACTCTGGGGTAGACTCGGGGGTGGACTCGGGCTTAGGTCCGTACAACGAATATGTATATGATGGTCTGTACGACGAATCAGACGAATCAAATAAGAAAAAGAAGAAAAAAAAGAAAAAAAAGAAAAAAAAGGAGGATGATGCATCTATAGTCACATATTCGATTATAGCCCTTTTTTCTATAATGTTGATATTTTTTATGCTAAACTAACATCGTCAAGCTTTTAAATAAATCTGGAATATGTTTGTTCTTGATTGCCATCCTTGCCATCGGTATAGCAAGGTAGGATATGCGATACATCACAACGAGTAGAGTTAAGAGTCCAAATATGATTGACAAACAATCATCAAATATATACATTTATTAGTAACAAATGTTTTTTTTCAAATCGTTAATTTCACATAAAAATGATCGTTTTCCAAATTTAGCCTTGAAACTTAAAAGCAAACAAAACACAAGTTAAAAAAATGAACGGCGAAAACATAGATGCAGTTTTTAAGTTCCCATTTAGATTAGATACATTTCAAATCGATGCAGTTGTTGCTATTTTAGAAGGAAAAAATGTGTTGTCATTGGGACATACTGGATCTGGTAAAACATCGATCGGAGTGTTCGCAATTGCTTACACATTAAGGCAAAATAAAAGAGCGATTTTCACAACCCCAATCAAAAGTTTATCAAATCAGAAATATGGTGACTTTCAAAGAGACTTTCCCAATAACTCGGTTGGAATCTTGACCGGTGATATCAAAGTGAATCCGGATGCCGACGTTTTGGTTGCGACTCAAGAAATTATTTGTAACTTGTTGTACACAAATCTCGAATACTTTAACGATGTTGGCCTTCTTGTCATCGATGAAGCACATTATATCAATGGAGACCGTGGTAGTATATATGAACAGACTATCTCAATGTTACCAAAGCATATTAACCTTGTTATGTTGAGTGCAACGATGAATAAACCAAGAATATTAAAAAATTGGATAGAAAAAATCAAAGAAATTCCGTGCGTTGTAACATCAACCAGTTATCGACCTGTTCCGTTAAAACACAATGTGTATTATGACGAACACTTAACCGAAATCAAGAACGGAGATAATGATTTTGATGATCAGAAATATAGACGTATTTTCAATTTGTGGAAGGAAGATTCTTTGAAAAGATTGAAAGATAAGGATTCTGTAAATACGAAATTCAAAAAATTCATAGATGTTCTTCTCGACGAAGAACTATTTCCATCTCTATTTTTCAACTTTTCGCGGAAAGGATGTGAGAAGTTTGCGAAGATGATCGAAAGGACATTGATATCGGGTAAGGAACAAACTGAAGCTATAAATCTATTTGACTACAATGTTAAAAAATATCTCGGAGAATCTGGATTACAGTCTCCACAGTATTGGATGTTACGTGAATTTATATCAAAGGGTGTATGTGTACATCACTCCGGACTTATCCCAATTTTGAAAGAAATCGTTGAGATATTGTTTGATAAGAAGTATATCAAATTGCTTTTCGTGACCGAAACATTTTCAGTTGGAATTAATATGCCAACTAAATGTGTCGTGTTTTCCGAATTGCAAAAATTTGACGGGAAGTGTCAACGAATTCTGAATCATACGGAATACGTTCAGATGGCCGGGCGTGCGGGGCGTCGTGGGAAAGATGTTATTGGAAACGTCATTTATTTTCAGATCTCAAATAGAAACATGCTAACAACAACAGAGTTCGCTCAAATCGTACGTGGTTCGAGCGCATTGGTTACTTCAAGATTCGACGTGGACGCAAAATATATTCTACGATGTATCGATAACGACAAAAATATTGAAGAAGAGTTCAAAAATACGTTGTTATCAAACGAGATTGACAGTTCTGTTATTGGGATTGAACACGAGATAAATAACATTATACGAAAACTCACCAATGTCCGGAAACTCCAAATTGACAACAAAGTTTTCAAAACATATAGTGAAATACAAAAATTAGAGCAGCAAAAATATATTGTAAAACCAAAGAAACGCAAGACAATACAAATCGAGATAAACTCGTTAAAAATTGAAATTTCAAAAACAGATATTCGAAATATTGAAGTTGAGAAAAGTCTGCTTTTCGAAAAAAAGAAACTTGAAAATCAACAGGACGATACTTCGAACTATGTCAAAAATTCAATTATAATAAAAACAGACGAGTTGAAAAAACATGGATATATGACTATCGATGGTAAAATGACTTTGAAAGGCAAAGCAGTATGTTGTGTGAATGAGTCAGATGGGTTTCTGATTGTTGAGTACCTTCAAAATTTATTTGCAAGTTACAACCAAAAATTTTATACAAAGGATGATATGATTTATATAATACCGTTCGTCATTGGGTCTCTTATTGATGACCGCAACTTGCATAATATAGACGATAGTTCGGCTATTGTAGATGAAGTTTTCAAGGAAAAAACACGAATCGATAATGTGAAATACGAAATCGATTTACTTAAGAGATTACATGAAAGATTTCAATCTGAAGACACTATTTCAGCTATATTCGGCGCATGCGTTTATCTATGGCTTGAAAAGAAGTCGTTTAACGAAATTCAACAACAAATTCATGTTGATATTTATGAAGGTAACTTCGTAAAGAACATATTAAAGATATATAATATGTGCGAGGAAATGTTACGGATTATTGAAATATTTTCAATATCACCCGAAATATATGAAGTTGTTAACGACATCAAATCAAACCTGCTTCGAGACATCGTAACATGTGACTCGATTTATATAAAATCTGCATAAAAAATATATGTATATATAATACAATGGCCATGTTAATAAGTACTCGATCTAAGAATAGCATTTATCTTTTTTTAATCTTTGTGATGTCTAATGTTTTATCAATTATTCTTACATACGTCTTGACAGAGGAGTATCGTAGAAAAAAATGGAGACGAAATGACGAAGACGAAGTCGAAGACGAAGACGAAGACGAAGTCGAAGACGAAGACGAAGACGAAGACGAAGACGAAGACGAAGACGAAGACGAAGACGAAGACGAAGACGAAGACGAAGACGAAGGCGAAGGCGAAGACGAAGACGAAGACGAAGGCGAAGGCGAAGGCGAAGACGAAGACGAAGACGAAGGCGAAGGCGAAGACGAAGGCGACGAAGAACGTAAGAAGAAGAGGAAAGTAAGAAGAAGAAGAAGAAGAAGAAGAATAAAAAAGGAGACTGACGAGGTCGAAGACGAGGTCGAAGACGCATCTCTCGTGGTCAAAGCTCACGAAGGTGATATAGTTGAAAAAGAGGTCGAAGTTGTCGAACATTTCGATCAAATGACATCAGTACATAAAGTTGAACCTAAAATGTCGTCTATTAAACATAAACGGTCAATTGAGTCTCGAACTACACGCTTCAGTGCAATGAATTGAATGCATTTTGCTTAAAAATTGTAACTGTTGTTTTTTTGAAGAAATATGCAACGGTATTGAATTACCAATTGTCGAGTCATTTTCATCCGAATAAATGAACATTGGGTATTTCAAAGTGTATGAAAATTCATTGATACTGCACATATCGCACAACATATACAATCCTGAACTAAAACAATCAGCCCGCGGCAGTATACTTTTATGCATCATTTGTTTTACAATTTCACCAGCAGCTTGGCGTGTTATCAAGTACGATAAAGTTCCGGAGCTTTTACAAGAACGATATCGAAAAAACAAATCCATGTCCTTAAATTTTGTTTCAATCGACTGTAAAATGCACGCCAACTGAACTATTCCAAAATCTTTTGGAGCTTTATTAGGAATATCGTCAATCGTAAAAGTCCAAAATTGTTCGAACTCAAAAGTTAAATCATCTTCACAAATTATTGCGTATTTATCATTTGTTTCAATTAAAAATTTCGACATTGCCAGGAGATGACTAATTGTGCACGCACGCTCTAGATTGGCTTTCGTTTTTTGTTCATTTGGAGGAACAAATGCATCAACCCGATAATTTTCGATATTCTTTTCCTTAAAGATCCGTTCAATTGTTGCACGCCTCTCAATGTGCTGTTCACAATTGATCCAAAAAAACTTCATTTATTGCTTTTTATTTTATAAAGTTGTCTTTAAGTTTTACACGAAATTCGTCGCATTTGGTTGTGGTAGTGAAAAATAAGGAACATTTTGAAAAATGATGGAAATATGTCTTCGAATTTAATATATAATAATAAAAATATATAATAAAATGTTCAGTATCCCAATTGAAGTTAGTAAACGCGTAAAGATTCCATTTCGAACTGAGTGTACCTTCAATATCAACAATAGAAAGCGTTCACGTGGTGATGATGAAAATGAGACCGAAAAATATGAGAAATATGAGAAATATTCTAAAATTGAAAGGGAATTGGTTGTTTATCGTGTTGGAATCACATCGTAAGAAAACCCCTAAACCAAAGGAAAGTAAGTCGTCAGCAAATAAATATTATGTTGTTGGTGCATTTTTTTATTATTTTGATATCTGTTCAATATCAACTTCAATTATTTCCCCGAATGTTATTACCTTAATATCGTATGTGATGTAGTAATTAAAATTTATATCTATTATTTGGTTTCGAGGATCATCGCTGTTTATCATTTTGAGGGTTAACCGGTGCAGAAAGTTTAGGGAAGGGTTCGAACATGGGGGTTCAAAAAACAGGCTGAGGGTTCAAAAAACAGGGGGAGGGTTCAAAAAACAGGGGGAGGGTTCAAAAAACAGGGGGAGGGTTCAAAAAACAATGCGAGGGTTCAAAAAACAGGGGGGGTGTCAAAAACAGGTGTTAAGTTCAAGTTTGGTTTAAGTTTGGATACGCCCTATTTGAGAAAATCACCTTTTTTTCTCAAATAGGGCGTATATGCTAATAAAATCATCATTTTTATTTACCGTTATATAAATTCATGATTATTAAGGTGATTTATGAAATTTATGAAATTCTATTCAGTTGGTTTTATGCGAGTGTCCTTATTTTTATTTAGGTTTGATATTCAACCTTATTTACCTTTCCAAGCATAACCAATGAATTGGAGTCCATTACAGCGATTCTACCAAGACCTGGTGTGTTTTCGAAAGTCTCGAGAAATAAAGGCTTGCTTGGTTCAAATATAACTTCAGCTGTATCCCCTCTCTCCATAAAACCGGGATCCTCGATTTTCTGGTTTCCGGTTTTCTTTCCAATCTTCCAATTGATCTTCACCATCTTACAGGCGACCTTTGCCGTTCTTACGTGAATTATAGGGCAAAACCCCGATTTGAGCTGACCCGGATGATCCTGTACATTTACCATCGCGTTGAATTTATATACGGACATACAAACTCCTTCGGTGGTTTTATAAATAACATCACCCGCCTTTGGCATATTTTCTTTTGTGATACCTTTAATGCTCATGCCAATATTGTCACCTGGTACACACTCCATATACTTTTTATGATGCATTTCCATTGAAAACATTTTGCAACCTGTCAGATTTGAATGTGTAAAAGACAATTGATCATCAACCTTGGCAATACCCTGCTCAATGCGTCCGGTGATAATTGCACCAACTCCCTTGATATTGTACACACCCGATACAGGAATACGAAGTGGTCCATCATGATTGCGAACTGGAGGTTTCACAAATTTCTCAAGAGCGTCGAGAAGTGTCACTCCCTTTATCTGCGTCGTAGGATTGACATTAGCGCACCAACCATCGAACCAGGGCATTTTATTTGTCTCAGTGACAAGATTTTCGCCGCCAAATCCCGAATACGGAATAAAAGGACATTTTTTTGGTTTCATACCGGATTGTTGCAACATAAGGCTCATCTCCTTTTTTATTTCTTCAAACCGCCCCTGTGACCAATTACAAGAATCCATCTTATTTACACCAACGATTACTTGTTCAATACCAAGTAATGCAAGAAGACGTGTATGCTGACGTGTCTGACCCTCGACCTCGCCGGTAGCACGATTTCCCTTTGCGATTGCGGCCTCGAAACCACCCTTTTCAGCGGGTACTAGGATCATTGCTGCATCAGCTTGTCCTGCACCCGAAATCATATTCTTCACGTAATCACGATGACCGGGTGCGTCGACGATACTATAATGATATGAATCTGTGTAGAACTCTTTCGTCGAGCAGTTAATAGTTACACCACGTTCACGTTCTTCTTTGTGTGAGTCCATGTAATACGCAAAGGCAAACGACGACTTGCCATTTGCATCGGCTTTTTCCTGTAGTTTCTGCATATCGCGTGCATTGATACCACCAAGTTTGAAAATAAGATGTCCCGTTGTTGTCGATTTACCGGCGTCAATGTGACCCGTCACAACGAGCGAAATATGTTTCTTGTCGCGTTGAGCCATAGTAAAGATGAATAATATAAATAATTTGATAGTTCTTTTTGGGTTATGTGTACAACAAATATCATCATTTTTTTCGAAAAAAAATACGAATAAAAAATCCAAAAAAAAACCCTTCGTTCAATCTTATTTAAATCTTCATAGTGTTCAGTAAATTCATGGAATATGTTAAATCTATGTTCTCACGTGTAACGAAACTTGGCATGTTTCGTGCAAAATAATATTTTATCACGTTTAGTTCGTGTTCTTCGATTTTATTTTGTGATTCGAGATAATTTCCGGTTTTAAACGCATTCCAAATAAATTCTTCAATTTTTGTTTGAATTAGACTTTCAAATGCCATATAACAAATTGAAGCAATGTTGCTGTATACACATATTCCGTCGTTATTGTATATGTGATCTGCATTCGGCAATTTTTGTATTGAAACATTTGAAAATATGCCACACCTTGTTTCCAAGTCAACTTGAAGTATGCAAATTTTTTTGATAATTTCGGGCAAGTTTACTAAATCTTTTTCGGACCTACATGTCATGCAAATGTTAATTTTTTTATAAATCGAGCTCCAATGATTCGAATATGAAACATCGTGACAACATACTGAACAATAAACCATTTTTCTAATTCTAATTCGTATCATTTATTGATATCATTTTTATTTTAATTCAACGTGTTTCTTTTTTTCGGTTACTAAGTGAATTTGTGTCCTATTTACCTATTTACATATTTACTCATATACTATAATGAAATAATAATATCCATGTAATATATATAAAATATA